TTTATCGCCAATACAGTGGAAAATGTACGATATACTTAAGAAAAACTCTAAACATGTTATCTTAGCTGGTGATGATGATCAAGCTATTTATGGTTGGGCTGGTGCAGACGTGCAACGTTTTCAAGATGAGCCGGCTAAGAACATTATTCTGCCACAATCTTACAGGGTGCCACAAGCAGTACAACAGATAGCAGATCAAATATTAAATCGTATACCCGATAACAGAAGAATTAAAAAACAATGGGCTTCACGTCCTGAAGGAGGAAGTGTTAATCACATAACATCGATAGAAGATGCGCCATTGCATGAAGGTGATTGGTTAATACTAGCTAGAACAAATGATAAATTAATTAAATTAAAATCAGTATTACAAGAAATGGCTATTTACTTTGAAATAAAAGGTAGAAAAAGTTATAAAACAAGATTGTATGCAGCAGTAAAACATTACACAAGATGGACTAACGGAGATAAATTATCATTGTCTGAGTGCAAAGATTTATTTGAGTTTTTAGAATTAGATCAAGAATTAAAAGAAGAAAGGATGTATGACTTAAAAGAATTTAATTATAGCATTGAAGACCAATGGTATGAAGTTTTTAAATCTGATCCAGAAGAATGTTTATACATAAGAGAAATGTTGCGAAACAAAGAAGAGTTATCAAAACCAGCAAGAGTAAAACTATCTACAATACATGCAGCAAAAGGTGGTGAGGCAACAAATGTTTTAATAATTTTAGATAACACAAAAAAAATAAGAGAAGCAGTAGACAAAAGTGAAGACAAGCATGATGAAGAACATAGAGTTTGGTACGTAGGTGTAACCAGAACCAAACAAAATTTATATATAATGACACCACAAAGAGAGGATAGAAGTTATGACATCTAAGAAAGAAAACCCATACTTAAAACAAGTTTCGGGGACACATTACATGTACATGGAAATACAGCCTGCAGAGTTTGTTAATAAGAATAAATTGCTTTTTGCAGAAGGAAACGCTATAAAGTACATATGCAGACACTCACAGAAAGGCGGAGTAGAAGACATCGATAAAGCAATACATTATTTAGAAATGATTAAACAAAGGGATTATGGAACCAAATAATCACGTACCATTTTATATGGGGCTGTTTACCTGCCTACTGATTTTTTGTTATCTGGCATTATGAAAAGAAGTGTAATTAGAAAAACAATTAAAATAGATAAACATAAATTTAACTTAGAGATATATCCAAGACTAGTTGATTGGGAAATCTTTCCACACAATTACGATGCTGCTTTGTATGCGTTCAGCAACAAAGAAAAATTAAATAAAAAAATACAAACTAACCATGTATATCAAAAGGAAACAAGATGAAGATACCTACATTTAGTGCGCAAACAGAATGGGTTATACCCACAGAATTTCCAGACTTACGACAGGTAGATGAGATTGCAATTGACCTTGAAACAAAAGATCCTGATCTAATTAAAAAAGGATCTGGTTCTATTATAGGTAACGGAGAAGTTATAGGAATAGCTGTAGCAACTGCACATTACAAAGGATACTTTCCAATAGCACACGAAGGTGGTGGGAACATGGACCGTAAAAAAGTATTAGAATGGTTTAAAGATATTTTAAATACAACTTCTACAAAAATATTTCACAATGCAATGTATGATGTGTGTTGGATTAGGGCTATGGGTTTTAAAATCAACGGTAGAATTGTAGACACAATGATAGCTGCAGCTGTGACTGACGAGAATAGATTTAGATACGATCTGAACAGTTTATCATGGAAGTATCTAGGTTTTGGTAAAAACGAGGCAGCACTTGCAGAAGCAGCAGCTGAATGGGGTATAGATCCAAAGTCAGAAATGTACAAACTACCATCACTCAATGTTGGAACATATGCAGAAAGAGATGCAGAAGCAACGTTTGGTTTGTGGCAAGAAATGAAAAAAGAAATTATATCTCAAGACTTAGAATCTATATTTGATTTAGAGACAGATTTATTTCCTTGCCTGGTTGACATGAGGTTTAAAGGTGTACGAGTTGATGTAGAAGCAGCACACAATCTTAAGAAAACATTGATAGGTGAAGAGAATGAATTATTAAATGCTATTGAAAAAGAAACTAATGTACGACCACAGATTTGGGCCGCAAGTAGCATAGCAGAAGTGTTTGAAAATTTAAAGATAGAATTTGAAAGAACTGAAAAAACACAAGCACCTAGTTTTACAAAAAACTTTTTGCAAGAACATAAACATCCTGTTGTTAATATGATTGCAAAAGCAAGAGAAGTTAACAAAGCACACACAACTTTTATAGATTCTATTTTACGTTATGAACACAAAGGTAGAATACATGCAGAGATAAATCAATTGCGTAATGCAGGTGGTGGTACAGTTACAGGTAGGTTCTCTTATCAGAACCCTAACTTGCAACAAATTCCAGCACGTAACAAAGATCTTGGACCAAAGATCAGATCATTATTTATACCAGAAGAAGGTTGTAAGTGGGGTTGCTTTGACTATTCACAGCAAGAACCACGTCTTGTTGTACACTACGCAGCACTATATAAATTACCGTCTGTATACGATGTAGTAGATTCTTATCAGAACGATGCTGGTGCAGACTTTCACCAGACTGTAGCAGACATGGCAGAGATACCTAGAACACAAGCGAAAACAATTAACCTTGGTTTGTTTTATGGTATGGGTAAAGCTAAACTACAAGCAGAGTTGGGTGTATCTAAAGACAAAGCTGCAGAACTATTTAATACGTATCACGCAAAGGTACCTTTTGTTAAACAACTTATGGACAAAGCGTCTAACAGAGCACAAGATCGTGGACAGATCAGAACTTTACTTGGCAGACTATGTAGGTTTCACCTATGGGAACCCAACAGTTTCGGTATGCATAAAGCCATGACACACGAAGATGCGTTAGCGGAACACGGACCGGGGATCAAGAGAGCTTACACATACAAATCTCTTAATAAATTAATACAAGGATCAGCTGCTGATATGACAAAAAAATCTATGTTAGAGCTATACAAAGAAGGTATTGTAGCACATATACAAATACATGACGAGTTGTGCCTATCAATAGAAAATGACGCACAGGCAAAAAAGATTGTTGAGATTATGGAGCAAGCTGTTACTCTAGAAGTACCAAACAAAGTAGACTACGAACATGGTACTAACTGGGGGAGTATAAACGACTAATGGCTTATCTTAATGCAAACATACCTGTCATAGAGTGTTACGTAAGAGGTAACTACCTAAGAGATCAAAAAGATTCACACGATAAATATTTTGAAGTAGGAGTATTTGGTTTTAGCTCTATACCAAACAGAGTACCTATGTTTCATTTCTTAATGGAAGATGGTGGTCTATGGTGGCGAGCACCTATTTCAGCTTTCTGTACTAAACCCGGAGTAAAAGAATTACCACTTGACGAGTTAGTTATGTGGGACAGTTTTAGTTATAATGTAAGTGTTACAACTTTCTATGAGCTGGCTGGTGCAACCATGCAATACATATCTAGACGTAGAGTAAAACGTAAAGGTAAGTATTTATTTACAATTGATTGGTGTGCAGGAGACTTTAATGAGTTAAATTTTGGTTATGCAGAAAAACCTGACCAGCATAAATGTGGCCATGTACTACAATTAGAGGATGGAAACTTCGCAATACAGCCTAATAATAGGCTTAAAATGTTTGATGCATCTATGGGCGTTGACCCAAACAAGAACTTGATTAACAGACTAGTAACAAGTAAGGTATATTCCGTAGAAAATTCAGCTAAATGGATTACAGACGAACACGAAGAAGGGAGTTATGACTATAAGCTGAAAAACTTGGAGGAAGACGATGATAAATAAATACAAAGATAAGTTTATGGTCTGGCAATTACACTACAGAACAGAGATAATCTGTGCTGCAGTCGGTTTTGTGTTAGGCGCTATTATATTTTAGTTATGACAATAGAGGTGGCCAGGAATGAATTATTATTTCACGGGAATATTAATTGTACTGTTTGTTTTAATGGCTCTTTTTCTGCAACCGGGGTACGTGCCTAGATGATTGATAAATATATTATAAAATTTTTAACAGCAATAGATAATTTTTTTGCATGGTTGGGTAAATTATTTACACCTAAAAGACAAAATTTTAGAGATAAAATGAAAAAGAGAAGAAATGGCAAATAAACCACTCAACATATCGGAGTCGGCAGCTGTACAGATGCCGATGAAAACGGTTGCTAGTCTAATTATTCTCGTAGGAATGGGCGTGCTCGGTTATACGGAGCTCACTTCAAGATTAGTATCGTTAGAGACATCAAGAGAACTATTTCAAAATGACTTGCTTAAAAAAAGTGAACAAGTGCCGGTCGATCAGGAGCAGATATTTTTAATCGAGGATTTGTACAAGTCTGTTGAGCAAATTGAAACACGGATCGAGGACATGATGCACAACAAAGTAAACATACAATTCATACAAAAACAAACTGAAAAGCTTTTAGTTGATGTTGAAAATTTAAAAGATAAGGTAAGAGCAAATGGCAACGGGGCGCATTAGTAGAAAAGTATTGGACCACATCGCACAGATAAACAAAGAAAACAAATCTGCGAGTCTAGCAAAAAATTTAAAAAAAGAAGTAGAAACTGGCAAGCATGGTACACAAAAATATGTTATCAAGCAAGGTGAAAACAAAGGTAAAACGGTATGACAGAATTAATTATTGCTCTTCTTATGATTGTCAATGGAGAGATCAAGGAACACAGAATACAAGAGTCAATGTCTCAATGCTTAAAGGGCAAACGTGTCGCAATGAGAACTAATAAAAACAATAACATAAATTACACTTGCATCAAGTCGATGGCTGAGCTCGAAAAAAATATTGATGGATCTTTATCTATAAAGAAGTTAATATTAGAGTAATGGTAAAAGTATCAGCAGAAATTGTTAATGGTGAATGCCCTACATGCAGTGAGATAACAATGTTAGTTAGTCTGTCTCCTGAATTATATAGATGCATGAACTGCGGTGCAGACTTACAACAACACGTCAATGGAAAGATAACTTACTTACCTGTGTTAACATCACGTGACGATGGTGGTAAACATTTTGTAAAGGAATGGTTAGAATAGTTGGCCAAGCAGAAATTTACACACTTCATACCTAGAGATAAACCTAAGAAAAGAGGTCCTCGACAACATAAGAAAAACCTCAACAAACACGAAAAACGTCAAAAAAATTTAAATAGATACAAAGGCCAGGGTTGACATTACTCACATAATATCCTATAAGAAAGTATAGAAAGGATGGTTATGAAAAAAATAACAATAGTAAGTAATGACATTACACAGAAACAATGGTCTAATCTTGTATTAGAATTGAATCTGATGAAGAAAGCATGGAAGCCTTATGCAAACATCGAGTTCCAGGGAACAGGGATCAAGAAGATAATTGCGTTTGGTACGAGAATAGGAGGAGAAGATGCAAAAGAAGATAGATAACGCTTGGAAGATGTGGGACAAAACTAAGGACCCTAAGTACAAAGAACTTTGGTTTAAACTAATAAAGGAGTGGGCTGATGAGCGTGATAATATTACAAGACGGTCTATATTATCTTCTCCCGGTGACAAGAGACTTGTTCGTCGGAGTGACTTTACCAGAAACTATTGATCTCTTTAGTCTCTGTGATGTGTTGAGAAATGAGTTAACAACTTATCTTAACCACATGAATAAACATGTCATGAAGGATGGAAGTGGTATCTTTTATGGCTGTATACAAAATTAATGGCCCATTGGTCTTCGTAGCTCTTCGGAGATAGGCGCAGTAAGATGCGTTAGATATAATGCCGGGTGAGACCTACCGGCAGCCACAAGAAACTGAAAGCTCAAGGGCGTCCAAATCTGCCAATGGCATTTCCCTGTACGTTAGCGATCATGGTTAAAACCTAGCAACCTGGAGTTTGGCCGGCTGTGAGTACGTGCACGGAAAGCAGCTGGTTTGATATGAATTACGTTTCTATTTTACCTTCATCTTTGTGAGGTATACAAGTGAACTTAGGATATAACTGATTGTTATTTATCTCATCTTTTGTAAAATTACCCTCTGCATATATAATTTCATATGACTCAGACAGTCCTGCACGTATGCAATCATGATGATCTGGAAATACTTTTGGATATTGTTTATTAGTATAACATTCTCCACTCATTGCAGAACAAATATAAACTGTTAGTAAAAATTTCATTGACACCTATTGTAATTTGTGAGATAAATCCCACATGATATTAATCAAAGAAAGGAGTATATCACAATGACGGATATAACTAAATATAAAAATGTATCACTGAGTCACAAAACATATGACTTAATTGATAAGATAAGAAAAGTAATACAACCAGATACAGTTTTAAGTAGATCACAAACTATTAGTATTTTAGTGAATGAGAAAGCGAGGAAACTAAATGGAAAAGTCAAAGAAAAATAAAATAATTTGTCCTACCTGTAAGGGAAATGGTTACATCAGAGTACCTTATAGATTGGCAAAAGAAGAAGTTACCGCACAATGTAGTGTGTGTGACTCACAAGGAGAGGTAGATGCAGATAGTGTTGATGATATTATTATTGATGCTGATGGCATCCATAGATTACAATGAATGATAAAGGACCAAACGATCTAGAACAACAAATTGAAGACTTAAAAAAACAGAAAGCTTATCTACAAAGACAATGTCGAAAAGCGGGTGTAGCAATCGTTGCACAAGAAGTGTTAAATGATGGTCTTAAAAAAGATATAGATAGGTTGAGTGAAGAAAACGATAACTTACGACGAATGTTAGATGCCAAGAAATAATAAACACATCAAGGGCGATCGAGCAGAACTGATTGCCCAAGAGTTTTTTATTGAGAAAGGTTTCTATGTATTTAATAATATATCTCAACACGGTCCAGCCGACATGGCGGTGATGGACAAAGACGGAAATATTATGTTAGTTGACGTTAAAGCATTGAGTTTACGGACAAAAAACGGTTGGAAAGTT